GGATGCCAGCGCCCAAACCCTACGGCCAAAGCTAAGGGCTCCGGCTGTTTCCAATTGAAAACCGCCTAGCGCTACTAAGTCAGAAAAGAACCCCATTATTTGCGCGGGCTGGACTACATGGTAACCGTCAGACACTACGGCCAAGGGCGCGCCGGTGTCGCTGCGGTGCAGTACTTTGCGGCCCTTAAAAGCTTCCGGCTCAGTAGCGGCAGCGGTGCGGAACAATACGGGGGATTCCAGCACGGTGTAATTCAATCCGGCTTCGCGTGTCCACGTGTCGATTGTGGCATCAGGTGTCAGCGCTTGGCCTAATCCGTGCCATGGGGTTTTACCAGCGTAAGCAATTGCGGCGGTGCCGGTAGTGGTGTCGATCATATGTGCCATAACTATTCTTTCTTAAAAGTTTAAAAAGTACCGGTTAATTTGTGCCGGTGATGAATTATAAGGGGGATATTCACTGCCTGCCGATTGTATTTTTCAATCGAATTTATCAAGTAGCCAGCCTATGGCTATGATGATTCCAAGGGCGACAAATGCCATTATCACGCTGTAGCCCTCCCGATATCGCCTGCAATATGGTGGCGCAACATTGAGCGGTGAGGCAAGCGCTGCGCAAACTCTTTTATCGCCTGCGCATCATTGGCCGCGCCCTTCTTTTTAGTAGCGTGCCACTGTATCGCTGTTGGTCCTGATGCCGCATAACAACCGCCTTCGGCATCCGTGCCGACTCGCTTTTTACTCGTGCCGTGGCCGACAAACACCACGACAAAATCCCTATCGCCACGGGCACATAGTGGGGAACCGTTTCCGCAATCGTGGCACGTAAACGAATCGGACAATTCGGCAGGGCATCGAACAAAGCTTATCCCGTGGAATTTTTTCGGCCATTGTTCGGCGCTGTCATATGGTGCAGCGTAAACGGCAGGCCTTCCAAGCTCTACCGCACGGGCAGCGTCTTGCATGGTGTCGCAACTCGCATTGAATGTCGTTTTCCCTTTGGCAGGCAGTGGCAAAGCTTCCGCCTGAAAGTGACTGTAAGCCCATGCCAAACCGCCACGGGGTACAGCGTCATACACCGCCTGCATATATTCGCTGTCGATTTGATCCGTGCCGGTTTCGCTTTTCGGGTGAAGCTTGCATGTCTTCGGGCAAGTGCCATATGTCTCGTGTTCGCCTGCGCGGTAAGTTACCGCTATAGGGCCCGTTTTGCTGTTGCCGCTAATTGCTACTGTTTTTAACATGATGCTATCCTTTCTGTTGTGCCGGACTATTCCGGCATGGGTTGATTATGCAATAGCTGTCGCTATCCTTTGATTGTATTTTTCTATGGTTTCACGGGAAATAATAGGGATTGCAGTCCGTGCCGGAAAGTCCCACGGAAAACCGTATATCACCATATTTTCAGCATGATGACGCGCGGCTTTGAGAGTATCGAAAGCAGCGACAGCAGTGCGGGTGCTAGGGTAGCAAACGACAAACTTTACGCGCTGGCGCGGCTTGGGGTGCTGGCGGCGATAACTTACGGGGCTAGGCCCTTCGTGAACAAAGGCGGCATTACCCGTCTGCTCAATATAAAAAGCGGCTTCGCTGTCGGCAGCGTGCTTGGTGTCGAATGATCCGAGCAGGGTGTGATTATGATTATAAACATTAAACATTTTTTGCCCCTTCCTTCCAATACATAGCGCCAAAGCCCATAGCATGGTTCCACAAAATGTATGCGTCAATTACCGTGCGGCTTTCGCAAAAACGCTCCGATATTTTTTCCTCGTCGTAGTCCATCGACAACATGAGAGCAATGGTCTCAACATTTGCTTTGCTTTCATAGCCCATGCATTGGCCGTACGCCTCAACAAAAGCTTCTATCTCTTTTGCGGTTTTCATCTCTCTATCCTTTCTTGGGTTTAACAGTACCGGTTAATTTGTGCCGGTGCGCCATTGTAATCGGGTTCTAACCTCCTGCCGATTGCATTTTTCTATCGCTATTCGGTTGCCAATAGCTTGCGCAGTTCCGACCAGTTCATAGTACGCGAAGGCCACCACGCCAAGGGCGCAAGGCGCAGCCCTTGCTGGTATAGCTCAATTGCAGCCGCACCCTTGTACAAGGCAATGGAATCGGGCGGGACAGCCGATTGACTACTGGCCGCGCCGCCGTCCCGTTTGACCAATACAAAGCAAGGCCTGCCCGCAGCCGTGTGCCGAGTAGCAAAGGCCACTTGATGGGACCGCAGTGCCACCTTCAGGCCACTGGTGACGACCTTTAGCTCGACCATGACAAACCGCGAGTCCACGCCGACCAGCATGTCAGGCACGCCAAGATTTACGCGATTCTCTATGCGCTCAATGTCACAGCAGCCAAGGGAAGCCCGCACGCGCTGAGCAAACCTACTCTCCGGTGTTGTCGCCATGGTCTATCTCGAAAATGTCGGGAGGCGGCTCCGGTACGCCTGCATCAAAGACGGGGTCTGCCTGCTTGGCCATGCTGTCCATGACTTGACCAGTGTCAGCGTCAATCAGGGCAGTGGGAGGGGGCCCGCCGTACAAGCGCTTGAGTTCATCAAGCTGGTGCTGCACTTCCTCTTTGCTCATACTGTCGATAGTGCCGTGCCTGATTTCCTTGCGCTCGACGTAAATGGTTCCTAACGCCTGTCCGCGCCGGTATTCCGCAGCCACAGCCGCCGAGAAGGCCCCAGCATCCAACGCCTTGTCGCGGATGATCTGAAGGTCCATCATGTGCCGCTCATAGCTGGTGTTGTACTTGGAGGCCAATTCAGCCCTGTAGGCCTGTATTGCAGCCACTACGTGGGGGTACTCCTTGGGGTTGGTCAGCTTCCACGCCATGACGCTTGCAGAGCCCTCCTTGTAGCCTGCACGGATGGCAGCTTCCTTCAGGGTCACCCGCCCGTCACCGGAAACGTACTCCTGCACAAACTTCCATTCTTTTTCATTGAGCACTTTGCGCTGCTGACGCAAAGGCACGACTACCCCAGCCATGCGCTGCTTGGCCTTGTCCGGCACAACCGGAGGTACGTTCCAAACGTCCTTACGTGTCATGCTGTCCTCCACAGGCGAAAGCCTTTATCCACTTTGCGAAGGGTGAAGTGCCAAGTGGGCTCATGCGTCTTGCAGAAATGGCTAGAAGCCACCCTAGCGGACGTGCCCTTAGCCAGCTCAGCAAAGAAGATGCTATCGCCTACTTCCATCTCACGGAAAGGGTACAGCGTCCTTCCCCTAGGAACGGGGATATCGGGGTCAATTTGTAGGTCTGGGAGTAGCATTTCATTAAGCCTATCGAAACAAGGATAACGATAGTTTAACTCATGTAAGGCAGGAAAGCAAGGGGCACTTCCGGGGGCCTCCCTATAGAGTTTTTTCATCAGAAAATAAAAATGGAAATTTTTTTTTTTAAACGTAGGGACCCCCCAGTAAATTACACCATCACACTACCCCTAATCTCCCCGTAATGCTCTAACCTATTGATTTATATCACTTATTACACCAATTACGTCATTACGCCTAATTCCACAAAAATAAAAACAAAATCTTTTTTCTTTGGAAAAACTCTATAGGGACCCCTCCAAATACATATAAAAGCCCATTCTTTATATGCTTTTGGGCATATAGGCCAAATCTCTAAGGGTAAACCCTAGTATCAATTCTTACAATTGACACCCAAAAATAAGGCTTTTAGTAACGAGGATTAACGTAGAATAAGCCTCGGGCAACGGCCCAAAACCCTTTAATCGTCATAAACCTAGAAAGGATAGAGAAATGACATCAATGATACCTAAACACACTAGCATAGCTGACTTAACGCTAAAGTTACCCATAGAGGTGCATTATGGTAACGATGACAGTGGTTCTGCGCGTATAACTTCGGTAAAAGTCGTCGTGGGCCGCGAGGCGTTAGAAGTGATCACTTTGTTGTCTGAAGAGGACTTTTTTGACATCTTTATTCAGCTTGAAAACTTCTACAACGTGGTGGACTGACATGCCTTATTTGAACTACTTATACGCCCTATCCGGACCGACTCGCTCTTTGGATTGCGAGTTGTATTACGAGCCTGCTACGCCAGCGACCTTTGACGAGCCTGCCGACCCCGGCGTGTTGACATTGAGCAGCGTAAAGGCAAACAAGGTTGAGATTATGGACATCCTGTCCTACTCCACGATCCGAGACATTGAGCAGTGTGCTGAGATCGCTTTTGACACTATGGGCGACGAGCCCGAAGGAGATTACGATGATTGAATACCTATTTTGGTCCGAGGAGCACGGTGAGGTGCAGATCTTTGCTTTGGACGAGCAAGGCGCGTGGGACAAGTTCTACGAGAGGTACAACGGCAATGGTGACTACGAGGTCACGATTGAGATCGTGCAAGGAGCCGACCATGACTGATACCCGCTTCCCTTCCTCGACTTGGTACATAGTATTGCTGGAAATTCCTGAGGGTTCGTATTCGGTTTTGGTTCTTGCTGACAACGAGGCCGATGCCAAGGACGAATTTAAGAGT